GTTTTTTTATTTATCGTGAATATGTACAAGGCTTTTTATTTTATGTCCACACCCACTGGATGGCTGACCACTAATCAAATGGCCGAAACGCTTGAGGTTCCCCGCAAAGACCTATTGCGTATGCGAGATGATGGCACATTAAAGTTGGGATGTCACTATGCAGCATTCAAAGGTAAGACATACTCTAGGGATAGCTACCTGTGGAACCGCAGAGCTGTTCAAAAGACTATGAACAAGCAAGGGCGGGTTCTAGTGTCTTCGATGCTTTAGAGGGCTTGTAAAAAGCTTTACGCATCTTATAAGCTAAAAGAAGTTCAAACACATTACATTGAACCTCTTTGCATGCCATTGCTTTATAGATTAGTAACCAAGCATCTTTCCAACAGTCTTCAAGATCTGAAGGCTGTTTTTCTTTTAATTGAAACAGAAAAACCCACTGTGGGTGCATGGGTCGAATCGGTTTCTTTTTGTTTTGGATGTTGATACTACCATCTGGATTCCAGGTAAAACCCCGGAGATGTTCAGCTTTTACACCAAAGGTGGCAAGCATTCCATAGAACCAGGCTAGCTTATAGGTTTTTCTGTTTTGTGCTAACTGGAAAAAATCGTCAACTATCCTCTGATCTAGAGGAGGGGAAATTACATGGGTCATGGGAGAGGATCATATTTTTACCTGGACTATAGACAGAACCGACCCTGAATGCAAGATTTGTCGGCCTTTAAACTTACAAGGTTTTAACCTTTGTTGTATTATACTACAAAAAGTTAAAGAGATGGTTTTTCACCTGAAGCTGGTACATATGTACGCCCCGTCTTATCTATCATGGTAAACCCAGACAAAAATACAATCTGATTAGGGATATTAAATAGTTTTTGCAGCATGGGTGCAACAGTTGGGGATTGACAATTATAAGGAGGCACATCCATATAACTTAAAGAATTTTTGGTTACTTGAAAAGTCTCATATTTCTGTTGATTATTTTCTGCTTCTTGTATCAAGGCTTGTTCCCATTCTGCCATTGATTCATATTCAACCGGATAATCGGAAGGTTCAGGAGGAAATATTTTTTCTCCAAACTTAAGTGCATAAATATGCTTACAGTAACGCATCTCATCTAATACTGGTTCCCAGTAATCTCCCAAAGAAGTTATAACATCTTGAGCAATAGTGTAGTCTTTGTATACAGGTAAACCATCTGGTATGTTACCAGGGAGAGACGGTGCTTCTATATTACGTTTGTACGTAGCTCCAAAATCTTGATATATACCAGGGTTGTCTCTTGTTGCTAGACGGTTTACTTCTGAAGTTGCAATTGAATCTGGTAGTACAAATGATGCGGAGGGCGCTTCTACATTCAAAGATCTGTTCTCTAAAGATTTAATCATTGCATTATTGTTATATACTCCGTCACTCAAGGTATCTTCGTGTCTTCCTGGCTTAACCGAAGCAACACTAGAGTAAGGAAAATATTTTCTTCTTTTGGTTTTACTTGTATCATTGATTGTTGTCATAAAGGCATATTCTCTGCGTGTAAAATCTTGGCATGTGCAGGCATACCTATTACCTGTTAATAGGAATCGTCCAATAGTAGGAGGCCTTGTTGAAGGGGTTAAGAACTGTTTATCAGGTGTTACTTCTACTGATCCTGCTTTTTTTAGTTTTAGAACTCCTGTATCTTCAATGACATCTGCCAAAACAGCCTGGACATAACCATATCTTTTTTGTGTTTCTGGATTAATAGAATCAGGTGTAAGTATTTCGCCACTGACAGTGAGAATTCTATCTTCTAGTATTTCGCCATTAGTTGGTTTTAAAGGTGTTGTTATTCCGGATACCGTAGCAAATAAAGGAGAAGGTAAAGGATTTCCTGAACTCCAGGTTCCAGCTAATTGTATATACCAATAAAAAGAATCTTCTGTTACACCAGCAATAAAAAGCCTAGTACCAGTTGAATCAAGCAAGTTATCTGTACGCATATTTCCCCCTCGTCTTAATCCAGTCCAGTGCATTCCGAATTCTTTTGTTCGTGTTGGAAAACCTTTAAAAGCACCTGAGACAATAGATGTCGGATTAGAGCCAGATGGAGTTATTGTGCCAGAGGGGAATGGAATGTCATAAATAAATTTAAATTCATAAGGATTGTTGTAGATATTAGAAGAATATATCTCATAACCACGGCGCCACCTGGCCCACGCCGATTCTCTATTTAACACAGTAATTGAACCTGGTACACCGCCTTTTGAAAACTCTGTGGTAATTGGTTTTATTTCAAAAGGCTTAAAGTCTTCTTGTTTACCAAAAGATCCAAAACTATCTTTACCTTTAAAAGGCATTATTAGAAGAAACCACCTTGGGCATACACATAAGCCCCTGGAGTATATCCACCAATATTAGGTCCATCCGGGAACACACCTACATATAAACGGTCGCCTCTTTCCAGATAAATTCCTTTATTCCGTAGGGGCGCAGAGTTACCTAACCCGCTGGTATTGCCTGCTGATATAACAGGAGCAGACAACTGAGGCATTACATCTGAACAATCGATTGTGCCAACCCCATCAGTAACAGTTTTAGAAAATAATATATGGTAATCAAAAGATGCGGGGATTGGTACTGTTGTACCACGGGTTTGATAAAACACAAAAGTCACGGCTGGTCGTTGTCCATAGGATACACCTTTATATGCAAAACCTGAAGAGGTACCACCTGAATATCGAAGCGTTGTGTTAACACCTGTTAGTGTAGTTGATCCTGTGTATGTGTAATAACCAATACCGCTTTCAACAACGCCTGCACCAGTAAAACTTCCTGTAGTTGTTACATTGATAATTTGACCACTTGCAATTGAGACAACCGTACCTGATGTACTTGCACTCAGAGTGTAATCTGCAGAACGATAAAAATCACTGCGCGTAATTGTAATAGAGTCTATTACAACACCATTATTTGTATCATCACTAAGGGCAGCATCTACATCAACAAGAATAGAAGGAACTTGTCCCCCTTGAACTTCTAATGTATTAGAACCCGCACTACCAACTGTTTGTGTTGTTACACGAACAGCATCAAATAAGGGGCGATCAATAAACAACGGTTGTTTATTTGTGGAAGTAGATGACAAATTCCTTACCTTAATTCTTCGTATTTAAATTCTAACTTATTCAACTATAATATGGTCTAGTTTGATCTAAAAGTTGAGCAAATAAATCACCGGTTATATCTTTTTCAGGTTGAATCAAACCAGTTAAAAGTTCTTCTTGTAAACCTTGTTTCATAAGATTTTTTAATGTTATTTCTCCAAATAAATTACCTTCTAATACTTTTGATTGTACGGCAGCTGGATTTATACTCACTGCTGTTTGTTTCGGGGTTGTAGAAGAAGGAACTGCTGACTGATCACTATACTTAGTCCACCAGTTCATTGGAGCTGGTCTTTTAGTTTCATTAAAAAAAGTATTTTCGCTAACATCTGGTTTAGCGCCCTGAGCTTTTAATTCTGCAGGAGTTAAATATTTACGTACCCCTCCAATTATTGTAGGAATTAAATTATCTGGGTATTTAAATAAATTACCTGTATCTCTTAGATAATTAGTAGCTCTAAAATCAGTTGCTCCACGGAGTTCTTCTCCTGTTTTCAAAAGTTCTTGCCGTCCAGCGGGAGAACTATAATAAGAAAAAGCCTGTGAGGGGTCTGTTCTATCAAAGCCGGGTTTCTTCATCACAGCATATTGCCCTGGAGTTAACCACGTTTGTACGTTACTTCCATAACTAGGGCTATGATAGCGATTAATCATTGAGGCCACGGTACCAGGGCTGGCTCCTTTTGTCGGATCTTTTGCTTCTAGTGTTGCTACCCGAAGCATGTTTCTAAAAACATTACCTGGAATACCAAATTGATTTATGGTGTTAGGTGCCATTTTAGTTTCTTTGTCCTTTACTTAGTAGACGTACAGCAAGTCCTGGGTTAGCTTTTGCCCAGGCTGCAAAGTTCTCAGGTGTCATACCTACTTCTGCCCCTGCTTCTTGTAGCTGAGGTATTAAAGTGCCAGCTTGATTTAACTCTTGACCATAGGCTTGTTCTAATCCATATCTAGCTGCTAATTCATTTGGATACCCTTGAAAGTCTGGAGACATGGGATCAGGTGTTGCATATTGTTGTCTAGCATTACTTAATTGTGTTTGATAGTTACGTTCTTCTATCCTACGTCGTTGATCAGGTGTTCCTGCGCCAGTATTTAAAGCACCTGCTTGCGTCAATCCTTGGTCAACAAGAGGAATAATATTAGGAGGTGGTGGGGTCGGTTGTTTTGTAAAAATAGTTTTTTGTTGCTCACCAGGGATATAACGTCCTGTATCTATTATTCCTTCTTTTGTTGTTTGCGTATTTACTTTATTTTGCATATCTTCTTTTGATCTATAGCCAAGTTGACTCCAATTATCAAATCCTTGTGGAGATGATCCTTCTAGTTCAGATAAGGCAAATGCAATGCCAGCAGGCGATGCTGGTATTACCATATTACGTGCAAACCCTGGTAAAGAACCAATTCCAGGGATATTTTTAACGATGCTAGAAGTCTGTAAAAGTGGAGTAGTTACTTTATTTAAATTTTGAATTAAGCCGCCAACGCTTCCAACAGAATTAAATGCTTGTTTTGGAACAAGTGTTTCGGCAACACTTGCCATATTCCCCCCTCCTCTTTTCATTAGCTCTCTAGTTAAACCGTAATCTCGTGTGAAAGGATCAAAAATTTGTGGTGCTTCAGGTAAACGAGTTGTTACTTGTCGTACTAAGCTTTGCCCGATATTTGGTGCTCTTAATAAACCTTCAGCAGTCTGTGTAGCAGTTCTAGCAAGTCTTGGAGCAATTCCCGCACTTTCCTGAATGGCTCTATTTACCATCCCTCCTTGTACGGCTCGTTGGGTACCGGATGTTTCAACAAGATCACTGATTAAACCGGTGAATCGAGCAGGAATATTACCAAAATTAGATCCTTGAAACTGAGGAGGAAGAGTACGTCCTAATACTTTTTCAGCATCTATTGCTAATCTTCGATATGTTTGTGGATCAGTAATAGTATCTACAGCACCTTGAAATGCTCGAGGAGCTGCTTTAGCGCCATATCCTTTTATTGCATTCAAAAATTGAAGTGCCTTCATGATACTACCTGTGGTTTACGTGAAGATAAAGATTACTACCTACGGCAGTATCAGCGGGTCCCGGAAGTGATTGAATATATTCAGCACCTGAACGTTCATAACGATAACGTGCTTGGAATGGATCTTTATAATTTGGTACATAAAGAATCATTGCTAGCCGATTTGTTTCATACAAGTATATTTCATCCCACACTTTAAGGGCTTCTTTTGCATTAGAAGATCGAATAGTACGGTCTACGTCTCCAAGGATGCTTTCAATCCTTGTAGAAGGAGAAGACGCAACTTCAGTTTTCTTTTCAGCTGTATCACAACGACCTACTTGAATAGTAATTTTATTATAAAAATAAGAATCCGGTACAGTATTCATTGCCTCTTCCAGACGAGCATAATCGCCTGCTGGAATAGAAACAGTAAAATAACCTAGATGGTACCTTACTCTACTTTTGTCAAAATCAGATAGCTGCACTTCTTGTTACCATCATTCTTTTATTATAGGTGTAATAAATCAATCTTATACTTCATAAGGATTTTGTCTCATATAACTCATCAAAAAATCAGTAGCAGTATTTTCCTCTGGTCCTAATAAAGATCCTATTAAACTATTATACAAACCACTGGAACTACTTCTACTGCTTTTTGCGTCTCCCAATAATTTACTCATAAAACCTAATGTTGCTAAAGCACCCAATCCTTGTCCTGCTTGTTGTCCTTGATTATAGATAGCAAAATCAGATTCTGGCAACGTAGGTGTAGTTGGTTTTGTATTTAAATTTGATGCATATACTTGGGCCTCTGGTCCTAACTTACTCATATGTCCAAAACCTAATTCATATTTATTATCTGCTGTTTTAAACGTCATTAACTCACCGTAACCACCTGCTGATGGTATAGGTAAAGCTTTACCATAACCTTGCATATAAACAGGTGTTCCAGTATTACCAGCAAAATCAATTCCTTGATGGAATGTTGATGCTCCTCCCTTTGGTGCAGGCCTTGGACCAAATGAAGAAGTAATTGTTAATCCTGTATCTGGATTCCACTCAAAACCACCTGTAGAAGTACGCCTAACCAAAGGGATTCTTTTTTCTCCTATCTGAACCCCAGTTAAAGCACTTTTAATCGTTGCTGGATCAATATACTTACCTGTCTTTAAATCTTTAACATATTTATGAATATGAGGACCAGTAGATACACCAGTACTGCCAATATTTCCTATGAAAAACTTACCACCTGAATTTGTCATTTTCTTACTTTATTTTAATTTTAAAATGAAAAAGCCCCGCCTAAGCAGGGCTTATATCACACTCGTACCAGATTAGCAGCAAATACAGAGTCCCAATCAACACGTTTGATCTGTTTTAACTGATCTAGACTACTGAACTTTTCACCAGAAAGACTCATCTGTATGTCTTTGATCTCACGTGCTGTCTTGAGGCCAATCCCTTTAATATGGTCAGCAATCATTTGAGCGGTTGCTACATTAATATTCAAGCGATGATCAGGGGGAAAAGCACGAGGTGCTTCCTTTGCTGCTTTGTCTTTTACCTGTAGAGTCTTAACTGTTTTAGTAGCTGACTCATCCGGTTTGATCTCAGTTTTATAAACGGTATAAAGGCGACCGTCTTGGTCTTCGACCATGAACCATTCGCCACTATCCCATTCGCTAATAACTTTAACCCGAGCGCCGGTTTTGGTGTGTTGATAAAGCATAGGTACCAGGTGTTCTGGTATTAGTTTACCTTAATTAAGTCGAACTGACGGTCCGATTATTAAGATAAGCTTCTAGATCGCTATACTCAGGAGCATTATCAGGAACCAAATAGCAAATCTCCACAAACAAATAGCCAGTTAGACCAGCATTTTTGTCTGCTGCTGAGATATACACACCGCCTGTAGCAGTAGTAGCATTACCAGAAGCTTTAGAGTATACCTTATAGGTTTCAGCAGAGGTAACCTGTTTGTATACAGCACCGCTGTTTACAAAACCTGATCCAGCGGTTATCTGTAGGCCTGATGCAGGTCCAATAAATACAGGAACTGAACCAAAAGCTTGACTACCACCTGCAAAATAAATGGTACCAGCGCCTTCACCTGAAACAGTAGAAGATAGTACAGCAGCAGCAACTGATTCACCAGAAGCAGCAACTGGGCCAGAGTTATCGCGGCCAAAGGCAATTACGTTGCCGGTAGTGTTATAAACACCAGAAGCAACACGATTGTCTCCCCAGCCAGAAGCAACTGAGATTGCAGCGCGATAAACATAACCTGGTTGGACGGAATTACCACTGATTACCATTCCGGTAATATCAGTGCGGGTATCATCTTGCCTATAAGGAGAAGGGATGATAACACTCATGGTTTGGCCATAAGTAGCAGCATCTCCAGAGATCCAGGTTATAGGAACATAACCGCGTTGCTGAAAATAACGATAACCGGGAATAGCCAGAACAGATGTAGGGCCAGCTTTGGATACATTTGCGGTTCCACCAGCGCCAGTGGAATCAAAGTTTTTGTACCAGCCATTAAGAGCTTCTACCCAGTTACCAGGGTAGATCTTTTTGGAAGTCAAATAAGTCATTTATTTCTCCTTGTTGTTTTATTTATTGTATCAAAGAACGCCGTCATCGCTGACGAAGCTGTACGCAGTGGTAACAAAGTCCTTGTTTAGGATTTCAAAACCAGCATACAGTTGCCAGATAAGAATGATAAAACGGCTGAAGTCATCATTGTTGTTAATGAGAACTTGAGCGTTAGGACCACCCACGCCTACGCCTACTGCTTGAGGACCAAAGAAGAAGCCTTGAGCTACTTCTTGAGAGCTATAGGTTGAAGCATCAAAAGAAGCGGTAATAGTTTTGGTTGGGAAGTTGGTAGATTCATAGAACTTCACACCTTCAAACTGAACGCCAGTAGGCATTACAGGTTCACCAGCTAAGAAATAACCTTGGCCTGCTTGAGGGCCTTGGTAGAAGCTAGCGTTATTGGGCATCATGGGATTACCAGACATATACATGCCTTGGCCAGGATTACCTGAATAACGTGCAATTTCACTGAAGTCAGCATCACGACGCAAGTGCATCATGAAAGTAGGATCACAAATACAACGATACAAACCATCAGAGAAGGTAGGTACATTGCGTTTACGGAGATCCTTAACTACATTCAACAAGTCTGTAGATACATGGAACTGTTGAGCGTTAGCTGTGTACTGATTACTGGTATAAGAAATGCGACCACTTGAATCCTTACCTGCACCAGTTGGGAAGTAGTAACCACCTTGTGTTGTTGATGCTTCACCATTAGCTTCCGCTTTGGCTAGTTCGTCAATAAACACACGATCACGCCAACGGCGATAATCATCAAGAAGTGTAAGAGAGCCAATTGACTGATGGAACATATTCAGATTACCTGTGTCCAGCAACATGCGCTGAGCAGTAATCAGAGTTTCACGGGCAATCTTAAAGGTACTGGGCTGAGTAGGATCAGAAGGATCTGCAGGACCAGTGTATTCCTTAAGCACCACAAGAACTTTTTCTTTTGTGATGTTACGGCTGTTGGCAGTACCAATGGTTTGATCAGAAATACGTTCGCGGCTATCCTTAGTACCAGGGGTGCCCCAGAATTTATAACGATCAAGTTGAACAGTTTGACCAGGTTGACGAGTAAAGTCATGAACCACTACTGGTTCTACGGCCATCTCGCAAATGTAAGCAGGGTGAGGACGATAAAGTTCTGCACCTAAGATTTTTGGAAAATCGTTATCAATAAACACTTTAGTTTATCCTCCTATATTGCAGGATGTATGGTGAAAAGATTCAGACGTACAACTGTCTTTATCTATGAAAATTTTAGCAGGTATTAATTTAACTATTATTAATAGTTACTAATGCCTGCAGTGCCTGTTGTTTGTTTGTACCGGGCACCGGGGGAATTACTAGAGCCATAAGACTCAGGATCAAGGGGCTGTTGCTGTGGCGTAAATCCAGGAACTCCTATGGCGCCTGGAATCATACCGGCAGCCTGACCACCAAGAGCGGCAAGACCTGCCGAAACAGGAACAGTGAGGCCAGCGGCAACTTTACCAACAGTACGTTGTGCTCCTTCACCTAGCTTTGCTGTTTCTGCTTTTGTCAGTGCATCTGCAAGAGTGCCAACAGCTTGATTGCGGTATTTTGATTCAGCTGGAACACGTGCTCCAATATTACCAACAACATTAGCAACTGGTGTAACAGCTTTATTTTGTAAAAATTCAACTATTTGAGGTGAATATTTACCCGCAAGTCGAGCACCTTTAAGACCGGCAGCAGTACCGAGAGCAGCACCAAGGCCACCTAAAGCAGCAATACCTGGTTCTTGATCTTGGGCAAGTATCCCACCGGCAGCAAGGCCAGCAGCGGCGGGAATACCATACTTAATTAGTGGACGCATGGCCTCACTCCATCACAAACAACTTGCTAGCCACTGTGTTTGGTTGAGCTTGGTTAAGAACACGCCAAGCATTCTGGGGATCTCGTGCCATGATCTCATTAAATCCACCCCAGAAGTTTTGGGGTTGTTGCGGAGCAGCAGCATCAGGAGGTGCAGGGAAGTTCCCATACTCTGGTACTACTTGCTCTGTACGATAACCGGGTGTTTCCAATTCGCCCTCACTTTCATATACAGGATAAGGACCTTCAGGACCGAAGAACTTCAAAGTGTAGTCACTCAGTACATCAGGGTTAGTCAGAATTTCGTTATAAGCGAGATTCTCTTGGTGTTCATTTACAGCAAAATTGGCATAGCCGTGCAACAAACCATTAGCTTTTTGGCCCCATGCAACAGCATTGTCCAACATTGTCTCCAGTTGGAGCGCATAGTTATTTAGGACGGCTGGTGCCTCTACTCCGAACGCGTCGATCACCTGGCGGCTTTCGTTGCTCAGGCCCAGGTAATCCGCTATTTCGGGCAGTGAGGGACTCGAGGAAGTT